TGCACCTGTACCAGTAATAGTGGGTGATGTTAAAGTCTTATTAGTAAGTGTATCAGTTGACACTCTACTTACCAATGTAGAACTTGCACCAGCAGGAAGTAAACTTGTGTTTGTTACACTTGCACTATGTGGTTGAGGTTTAATTGTTTGTCCATGTGAGTTTGCATGACAGTTAAGTTTAATCTGTCCTTCAGTTGATGAACCGTCACCCTTTACTTCTACAATCTGTGTTGCAGAGTCTAATGAAAGATTGCCAGATGCAGTTGTTACATCTCCACCAACAATAGGTGAAGTTAAAGTTTTGTTTGTAAGTGTCTGAGTCGCAGTTGCGAGAACAATCGCAGCAGTGTTACTCAAGTCTGTACTTGCAATTGTAATATTTGCACTACCATTAAATGACTGTCCAGCAATAGTTCTTGCAGTTGCAAGAGTAGTTGCTGTGGTAGCGTTACCAGTTATATTTCCTGTGAATACACCAGCAATTGCACCTGTACCTGTAATGGTAGGACTTGTTAAATTTTTGTTTGTAAGTGTTTGTGACGCAGTGTTGAGAGTAACAGTATCAGCAGTAAGAGCAGAACCAGTACCAAGTTTGGTATAGATTTCTACAAAGTTGTCATTGACCTTGTCACCACCAGTGCGTAAAGAATCTCCAGTACCGTCATTTGCGTTAGTACCTAATCCTAATGCTTGATATGCCATGTTAGTTTTCCCTTAATTTCTTTCTATTATTTATAAGACTTTTATATTAGTTTGTATCAAAAGTTCTTATATTATCATCAAATTCTATGGTATTTGAACTAAACCTTGTACCAGAAGATGTTACCTTTATCTCACTTGGAGGAGGAACATTAACTCTAGTGTTGTATGCTTCTTGTGGTATCGTATATTTATCTATTTTGTCAAAGGACTCATTTGCTGAATCGAATTTTGTTGAAGTTGAATCGAACTCGTTTGTATTAATACTCTTTACAGATACTTGATTGATTCTATATTGTCCCCATTGGTCAATGGTATATAAATCACGAGTTTCATTTCCAGTTTGTGTTGCATTTCTGTATATGCCTGGATAGTTTGGTATCTCTAGATTGTCACTAATAGGTGGAACTGCAAATGCATACTTAGGAAGATTAGATAATCTATTACCACTATTATGAGAACCACGATTAGTTCTTAGAACAACCGTGTAGTCTCTTGTAAGTGTAACATCTCTTTTCCCACTTGTCAAGTCTGAAGATTCTGCAACACCAACCGTTGCATTGACTCTTGCAGTTGAGTCATCTATAGTACCCAAACGTCTACCAAATACTGTAGTAAATAGATTAGTAAATGTAGATGCAAGTTCTGGTGAGTATGTGTCATCACCAATGTAATCACCAACAGAACCAGCAGTTGGGTTTTGAATATTTGCAGAAACAAGAGTAGAGAATGAAACCTCACCAAAGACATTCCAACCAGCTGGGTGTACAGAACGTCTTACCGATTCTCTCCACTCATTAATTGATTGTCCAATACGAACAACGTATGAATAGTCTTGGTAGTAATTAGAATCTTGAACCTTCATTTCAGATTCGGATACCTTACCTTTGTCATCAACGAAACTACCAACTGTTTGTCCAACAGTACCAATAGTAGATGATGCTTCAGCAGGAGTTGATTGAAAAACATTTGCAGTCGCACCAGTAATAGATACGATTTGGTCTCCAAGGTTAAAGTCAACAGTACTGTCAATCTCTAATATATTTCTTGTTCCATCAAATACAACCACTGTACCAGAATGACTTGTTAGTGTATCTCCAGCAACAAATGAACCAGTTACATCTTTAACTAATATATTTCTGTTAAGTGTAAAGGATGGTGCAGATGCATAATCCAAACCAAAGTTAGTAATTGATATTCCTTCAACATGTCCCACCATTGGGGTTTCTGTTGAACAAGCAAACAAACTTGAATTAGAACCAGTTGTGTTTAGACTGTCAGAAACTAAAGGTAGTTGTAAGAAACCATTACCTTTGTTTATCATCTTAATCTTAGTAATCTCTCCAGCTTCCTCTGCAACACCCAAGTTTGTAAAGGTTGCTGTTTCAAGAACAATTTGTTCTCCATCTTCCATCACAAGATGGTCTAACTCACCAACAGTTTGTTGTTGGTTTAAATAGAATCTATCTTCTGTAACAATCAAGTCACCATTCTCAGTTATGAAATGGTCTGGAGCAGTTGATTGCTCAAGGACAAATGCACCACCGACTACAGCAATCTTAGCACGAACATCCTTACCTTCAGTATTGTCAACATTGAATACAAGTTCTTCACCGACTGTATAACCTGTACCACCACTCTCAATTAATATATCATCGATATTACCAGCACCAGCACTCTCTACTCGAGCAGTTGCCGCATTGTTTCCGTCACCACCAGTTACACGAACAGGGTCAGAAGTATTATAATATGCACCACCTTGTACAACAGAACCTTCAACCACAATAGATTTAATTGTACCAGATATTTCTAAATCTAATCCAGTATCAATTGTAGTTCCTACTTCTCCTGCTTGGAATGTTCCAGTAACAGAGTTTGCATCTAGATTCAATTCTGCAATCTGAGTTGCACCTTCTCTAAACTTAATAACAGTTGCAATGATTGCTGTTGCACCAGATGTTCCACCAGTGATTGTTTCACCAATTGCATTATTAAAATCAGATGTTCCTGTTTCAACAATACGAATAACTTTATCTGTACTCCAACGACCATCAGATGGACGAAGTAGATTGTCTCTAGGATAAATGATTGATGCTTCTTCATCAAAGAGGATACGGAAGAATAGTTTGTGTCCTTTTTCTGTACCCTTTGCAGCATACATGTCTTTAATGTTTTTAATAAGTTTTCTTTTTGAGAGACCGTCTGCAACCGTGTTAGGCATTGCTTCCATAAAGGAGTCTCTAAATTTATCTAAGAAATCATAGACTGTATTATCAACATCTGCATATGCAAGAAGTTGTTGAATGTTCTGTACAGGGTTTGCACGATATGAAGATACTGTTGATGTTGCACCAGTTATACTGCCAGTGACTGTTTCACCTGTCTCAAACAATTGTTGAGATGTAATGAATAGTCTATTGTTTATATCAAAGTCATCTACGAGAATACGAGCAGTTGCTTTACTTGTTGTGCCAACAATAGTTTCACCAGCAACAAACTTTCCTACAGAGGATTCAAGAACAAGTTTCTCTGATTCTTCATTAAGAATATAATTATTGGTAAGAGTTTCCTCAACCATATAATCATTAGAACCAGTAAGAGTTAGCTCTCCTGCTTCTAGGAATTCATAATAGTATTTAAGAAATAAAGAAAACAGCTCATGGTCTTCCCGAATAAAATCTGGAAGTTGTGACTCAATATGAGGTGAGACTTTATTTTTTAGTGTAGGATGTTGTCCCGACATTTATGCGAACCTTAATACGAAGAAGTTGTAGTATATCCAGTTCCAGCAGATGAACCGCCAGACTCTATAGTATCTACTTCAGCAGTTACTTTTGAATTTGTGAAATCAATTTCTAATAGTTGGTTTCTTACAGGAACAATATCATTTGACTTTGGTGTGACAACAACTTGAATAGTACCATCGGCATTTGAAGTTCCTGTGACTGTCATAGATGGAAGTGTTACTAACCCTGTGGCGTAATCAATTGTACCTGTTGTGCTACTCAAGTAAGTTCTTGTAGTACCACCAACCAAATAGTAAGTTCTAATATTTCCAATACCATCATCGTCAAGGAATACTGTGTTTGAATTTCCAGAGATAGTGAAACCAGTAGAAGAAACAATACCACCCATAATAGAATTGTGTCCACTATGTGGGTTATACAATGCGTTTGTGAAATCCAAAATATACTGTGATGATGTATTAATTATTGCCTTTACAGACTTCTCAATTTTCATTGTAGTAATATTAGAAAGGATAGAACTATCTGCAGCATCAATCAATCTAGAAAGTTTTGAGAATCTAAAGACTCCATCAAACTGTTCTAAGTCACTAACATTGTATGAACTGAGAACAGAATCAACTACTGTCTCAATTGAAGTTGCAGTCTTTGTTGTAGACTTAGAATCAAACTTAACAGTTGTTGACAATCTTAATTTTATAGTTTCTGGGTCAACAATTGTTGGACGAACAGATGCAATATTGTAACCGTCTAATAGTTTTACAATACTATCCTTTTGTGCCTGTGTTAAATTTATACCAGACTTTGTTTTGATTGCAAGATAAACTTGTCCGTATCTAGGTGGGTTATTATCTTCACCACCCCATACTTGAATTGCTTTTGTATCTGCATAAACCTGTGGCAATATTGTTTTATAATCTTGTGTTGTTACTGCTCTACCCTGTGAAGAATAATCAAGAGGAGCATTATATTTAATTGATTCTATTGTTTCTGCCTCTGCACCACCAGTTGCTTGAACCAGAGTTGCAACAGTAATATCACTTTCTCCAGCAACTGTAGTTCCACTGAATACACTTGCACCGTTTGCTTTATCTTTATTAGTAACAATGTATTCTAGGATAACGATGTTTCCGTCTGTAGGTTTAGTACCCACAACACCATCTCCAAAGTAAACTTCAAACTTACCATCTTCAACTTCTTGTAGGAAGTATACATTTGATGTTCCAGTAACTTGTGAGATATCAGTTGCGAGGTTATAACTTACAACCGTGTTATCTGATACTGAGTTCTGAATAGAAACTTTTAATGTTGTCGTATCTGCCCGAGCATCCGTAACCATATATTTCTTATCAAGGTTAGAATTGTCTACAGTATATTTTGCAACAACAAGTGAACCTTCATAGATGGGAAGATTGATAAATCTTGTAACACCGTTAACAGGCCCAACAGTCTGAGACGCATTTGTAACAAATCCATAAGTTGAACCATCTACTTGTGTAGTGAACTTAGTTCCTTTAGCAATAGTTGCAGAACCACCAACAAAAGAGTTTAGTGTAATATCAACATATGCAACTGGTGTTCTTACAGAACGAGGAGTGTAACCTAATGTCTTTGCGTGAGAGACAACTGAAGAACGTAAGGTTGCAGTATCCAAGAATGCTTCATTCACTGCCATGTTTGCATTCATTGCTAAGTAATGAGTATTGTATGCTAACAAATCAATGATATGGGAAAGTCCCGAACCCTCGAAGTTATAGTCCGTAAACTCAGTTTGATTTTTCATGTATGTCTTTAGGTTTGCTTTGATGTCATCAAAGTCTAACTCAGTGACTTGTAGTTTAGTTGCCATTTATCTTAGTCTCTCTAAAAATATATCTAATGTTTGTGCTTCCGCTGGACTGTTACTAACATAAAACTCTATTGTTACATCGTAACGGTTCATGTCAATATCACCAGAGACAATAACATTTGATAGTTCTGCTCTGGGTTCAAAGTTCTTTATACAATCCTCAACGTGTCTTGCAAGAAGATTTGCTGTTGAGGGAGAGACAGGTTCAAACAATGTAGCACGAATGTCTGAACCAATCTCTGGATGAAACGGTCTTTCATAAAAATTTGTATTGATGAGATTCCTTACGCTTCTCTTAACTGCGTCAACATCAGACAGTTTTGCAATGTCGCCAGTCACAGGATGTCTTGCAAAGGACAAACTAACATCCTTAAATACCCTTGTGCTTCTTGTAATGTTTACTGCCATAGTTTTCTCCTACAGTTATTTATAAGGAACTTACCAACCCACGATTAACTATATGCTGTTCTGCAATATCATCTTTTGATTGACCATGATATGCAACTGCATGGTGATTTTTAATCATCAAGTCATTGATTGATGTATCTGCAAAGTCAGTTGTTCTCCATAACTCTCCAAGAATACGCCCGTACTTACCTTCTGCATCCTTATGTGTTTTAAGAACAATACCACCTTCGTCATCTAACAATCTAGTAATATAATCCTTTGCCATCAATCCATATTTCTTTTCGTCTAAATCCCTTGTACGACTTTCTGGTGTGTCAATGCCAAACATACGAATACGTTCTTTCTTCAACCACACACCGAAACCCAAATCGATAT